TGGTTCTTGGCCGCCGAAACGTCCACGCCCAGCTTTGCCGCCAGGTCCAGCAGGTCCTCCTTTTTCATGCGCTCCAGCTGTACCGCGTCCAGGTGTCCGGTCAGCATGGCGGGCATTCCGCCGCCCTGGCCGTTTTCACCCTCTCCCGGCGCGTTCTGGCCGCCCTGGGCAGTGTTTCCGCCGCCGCCGTGGTCCTGCCCCTCCCCGGTGCCGCCGCCGTTCTGGAGGCCCCCAGGGGCGAACACGGCGCGGATCTGTTCCTCCATGCTGGAGGTGCCCACAAACTCCCCGGCGGTGTCCTCGATGGTCACGCCCATGGCCCGGATGGCCTCCGCCGCCTGGTCGTTCACCCTGGAGCGCCGGGCGGCCTCCCGGATGGCGGCGCGGGCCGCGTCCTCCACGTCCGTGCCCGTCCACGCCGCGCTGTTGGCTTTCAGCCAGGCCGCCACCATTTTGGGATCCTGGGCGGGGATGGCCTCCCCGCGTTCATAGGTCCGGCCCATGTACTGGATCGGGCGCTGGGCAATCAGTTTTTTCATGCTCCAGCCCTCCGATCAGCCCAGCAGCTTGACCAGCACACTGGTGGCGGTGGTTGCGGCGTCCGCCGCCGCATAGCCGGCGGGGGTGTTCCCGTCCGCCGTGGCGGTGATGGCCTCCGCCGCCGCGTCATAGTAGACGGCGGCGCCCTGCTTGATCTCCTCGGTGTTGGCCTTGGTCATGGCGAACACGCCCACAACATGGAGGTGGCCCAGCTGTCCGGCTGGGATCGCCTCCGCCGCCACGCCGATCCGGGTGCCAATGGGCACCACTGCGCCCGCCTCCACGCTCTCGGTGGGGGTGTAGTCCAGGGTTTCGCCTCTCTGGTAATAGGTCGCTTTCATGGTGTCCTCCTCCTTTAGTCGTCCGTAATGACCACGCCGCTGTTGCGGGCGATCCCACGGTAGTCAACGGCGGTAATGCCCCAGTCCAGCCAAATGTCCCACACATAGCCCAGCTGGCCGGGGACCTCACTGCGGCGGATGGTGGGGGCCTCCTGGCCGTTCAGATAGTCAACCTGCAGGCTCTTGGCATAGCTGGGATCGCCCACCATAAACCAGGGGACGGCGTTGCCCTCACCTGCCAGGGCGTTCAGGGTTCCCTCCTCGATCACCTGCAGCTGGTTCCGATACTTATACAGGGCATTGACGGTATGGCTGCCGATCCCCTCCACGTCCAGCACGGCGGTTTCCAGCAGCTGGGACAGCAGGAAACCATAGCCCACGGGGACAATGACGTGTTTGGGCTGGATGGTGATGGCCTCCCCAAACGGATCCACCTGCCGCAGAAGTTTCAGCATGATTTTCTGGAGGCTGTCAATAGAGGGGGCGCAGGCGGTCTTGACCACGTTGTGGTGGGCATCGTCGAACAGGGGGGCGCCGTCAAAAATGGCTGGGTTCTCCACCAGAATGGTGTAAACCTGCTTGTTGATCGTCCGCTTTGCGCTGGCGGCGTACAGGCCCGGCACCTCGGTGATAAAACCAATATCGTCATTGATGAACGCCTGGCGGCTCATGGAGAACTGGCGCCCGTAGGTGTCGATCTTGCGCTGGGGCAGCAGTTCCGTCTTGGGGGTGTCGGCTTTCAGTTCGCCGTTTTCACCCACCCGCTGGAACTCACCGGCCCCGCCGATTAGGTAGCTGTGATCCTTGGTGGGCTTAAAGTCGGTCACGCTGCCCTTGCTGGTCCACAGCTGGAACGTGGTGGGGATATGGTTGTATCTGTGTTCGATGGCCTTTTTAATGGCGTTGTCCAGAATGGCCGGAAACGCCGCCGTGGGGTTGAAAAACTGGCGGCAGGCCATATTCCACAGATCATCCTTGCCCATGCGCAGCAGGCTGGCGGTGCTGCCCTCGCCGTCCCTGGCCATGCACTCAATGGCCAGATCCCGCAGGCTCATACCCCGGAACTGCTCCGCGCTCTCCGCCGGGTGTTCCACAGGCACCCCGGCCCGCATAAGCACGGCGTCCACCGCACCGGCGCGGAAACCGTCCCCGCCGTTGTCCCTGGCGCCCGTGTGGACCGGGGCACCATGCTGGATCATGTGGTCCACGGCGGCGGCCCGCACGGCGTCCATGGTGGCGCCGCTGCGGATATGCTCCGCCGGGTCCATGCCGGTCTGGCGGCACAGGGCCAGAATGTCATTGATCCGCTGGCGCTCCTCCGCCACGGCCCGCTGGGCGCTCTCCTCTCCGGTGGCGCTTGGCGTCCCGGCAGGGGGAGGGGTGGGGTTGTTCACGGGGTCCTGGCCGCCCACGCTGCGCTGGCCGCCGGCAGGCTCACCGCCGCCGCCGTTGTCGTCCGGCTCCGCGTCGATCTGGCGCTGGAGCGCGTCAAACTCCGCCTGCTCCTCCGCCGTCAGGCCCCGCCCGGCGGCGCGGGCGGCGTCCACAATCTCCTGCTGGCGCTTGATCCACTTTTCTTTGTTTTTCATGCTCTTACCTCCATTTTGTTCTTGTTGATCTGGATTTGCCTTTCATACATGGACAGGTCCGGCGGGTCAGCGTCGGACCGTCCCACGCCCACGGTGGCGTCCGCAGGCACGGACACGATGGAAACCTCCAGCGGCGTCCATTTCCGGGCGATCATACACGGGCCGGTGAAACGCCCGTCCGCAGACGTTGCCCCGGCCTTGACCTCCTCCCAGGCGTCCACAGCGTAGCGCACGGACGTGGTTTTCAGGGTGCCCGCCGCCACCTTGCCGAAAATCTTTTCCGCGTCGTCGTCGCTGTCGAACTCAATTTCCGCCATGCCCCGGCTGTTCTCCACCCACGCCCGGATCACCTTGCCCACCACTTTGTCCGTGTCGTGGTTGAACAGGACCACGCCCACCGTGTTCAGGCGGGACAGGTCCACCGCGCCCCCGGCATGGTCCAGGATCTCCATGCCGAAATAGCGCCGGTATGGCTCCTCACTGGAAAAGCTAATCGTCCGCCTGCGGCTGTTCGCCGCCTCCGGGCTGTTCTCCTCCCTGGTCAGGATCTCCCCCATGCTCCTGGTCCCCCGGTTTTTGTCCCGCTCCGGGTCCGCCCTGCTGGGCTGCTGTCGCTCCAGTTCCAAAAATCACACCTCCCATATCAATCCCTTTTTTCCTGCCGTACTCCAGGACCTCCGCCAGTTCGTCAATGGCGTCTTTCCAGTCCTTGCCTTTTTCCGCCTGGAGGTCCTGGAACGTCTTTTGACCACTTTGCAGGGCGATCTTGTCCGCGCTGGCCTCTTTTGCCGGGTCGATCCACTTTTTCGGCGTCTTGACCCATGTATGATCCAGAAATTCCTCTTTGCGGTCCCAAAAGCCCGGCATTTGAAACAGGCCGGACAAAACCCCGGAAATTACAAAATTTTCGTACACTTCGGACATGAACGCGGTTAATAGTTCGATCTCCTCCGTGTATGTGTTTTCATCCTCCAGGGCGTTTTGACGGGCGGACGAATAGGTGGCCCCATTCATGTCCCGGCTCACCGCTTCATAGGAAAGTCCCTGGCCCGCGCCGATCAATCCCTGCTGTGTTTTCAGGAACGCGGTGGCGTCGGTGGCCGCCCCTTTTGGGTCCACCACCTCCACGTCGTCCCCGGCGCCCAGTTCCATGATCATGCCGGGCGTCATTTTCTTGCCGGTATAATCTACCTGTCCGCCCTTGCCGCTCCAGCTGCTCCGCCCGGTCCCGCCGCTGGGCAGGGTCTTTTTAATCACCAGACCCACCAGGGCGGCGATCCGTTCCTTGATGGCCACAGCGGTGATAAATTCGTTTGTGTCCCGGATCCGGGTGATAGTGGGGGCCATGTCCGAAATTTCCCGGATCTGGCTGGGCCGGTGCTTGCTCTTGTAGAAAAACACGTCCTTGGCCTCGATGTATACCGGATCCATCAGCTGCCAGCCCTCTATGTCATACTGGCGGATCCAGTAGCCCACCGGGCGGCGGTGTATGTTGTACTCAATACCGCCCACCACCCTGTTACCTCTCTGGTGTGGGGTTGCCTGGGTCTGGTCCAGTTCGTCCACCTCCAGGCATTGGAGTTTGAACGGGACCACGCCGCCGGGGGTGTAGCGGTACAGGACGATCATGCCGCCGTCCACCTTTTTCCGCTCCACCATCATGCGCAGAATTTCATTGAAAGACTGTTCCCCGGTCACGTCGCAGTTGCGGGCCTTGCACCAGCGTTTCCATGCCGTTTCGATCCGCTTGTCCAGGTCGTCGTCCCCGGTCATGGCCCGCAGGGTGTAGCCCTTGCCCACCACGTTGCGCTTGTAGGCGTGGAGGATGGCCTGGGCAAT